GAGTGGTTATGAAGGGTGAGCCTAGAAGTCAAGTCAACCAATCATTAACCTTTAAAATATAGAATCCCAAGGGAGGGCCAGGAAAGCGAGAGTGGAACTGGCCTAAAAACCCTAAAGTGTGACATAAATGTCACAGTGTGCCAACATAAGTGGAGATTTAGGGGCATTGATTTTTTTTTTCTATCAAAAAAAAGTCGGTGGCACAGTGGCACAGACCGTAATTATGGCTTAGAAGTGTTGGTATTAGCGAATAATAGCTGTGCCACGGCTCTCATTTACGGTGGCACAGGGTGGCACAAATGGCGTAAATACTAGCTTTTTGACGATTCTACGGTGGCACAAAATCAGAAAGTGTACGATAGGTATCCTGCTTTTTTCTTGCCCCTGAGAAAATTTTTGAAAAAAATAAGAGGGTCAAAAATTCTACTTATATGCTAAAAGGATATATGCCTAGGAAAAAGAAATCTAAATACCGACACATTACCATTAAAGATAAAAAATATTATTTTTATAAAATAAAATGGGTTGACATTACCGGTGATGCAGGTCATGCTACAGCCGAAGAGTTCGAAAAGTTTATGCCAAGTATAATGATTACTTATGCGTATTTATATAACAAGGACCATAAACATATTTGGACTTTTGCTAGTTATGACACCACTGAAGAATCATTTTCTGATAGAAATGTTTTCCCTAGAGGTGTAATATTAAAGATGGAGAAGATAAACATATGATTAATAAAACTCTCGTTAAGAATATGCCGAACGTAAAGTGGAAGGCTATACCACCTACAAAAGGACCTAATCCCCAAGGTCTAATTGATAAAGGGGTTATCAATAATAAGGTAAAAGTAGGAGAGTTAACTAAACTACTTAAAACTCTTAAAAAATAAAATCAACCACATAACCAAAGGACTATATGATAGTAAAATACTATAATTTAATTAATGGTTTTTTTAATAGGCACCAAGGAATAGTTTTATTTCTTATGCTTGTTGTAATTTATCTGGATTGTTCGTTTCAGTAGTCTCTACTGCAACACCTTCAATTAAAGTTTTGTGATCATCTAGGATTTGTTTCATTTTTAATTCAAGTTCTTTCTCACTTAACTGGTCCAGATTACCAGACAAAATTAATTTTTGATCTACGTATAATCCTGCTGCTTTTCCACGTGCAACTTCTGCATTGGTGGCTGCAGACCAGGCTCCCTTTGCTCTGGCTTCATCTCTGATTCTAGCTAGCTCTGTTATATGTCTTTCAAAATTGACACCATACTTCTCTTGAATCTCAGCTCTTAACTCTCCAATGTATTTAACTACTAATGGAGATACTTTAGGATTTCTAAGTTCAGATGCAGCTTGTCTTGGTCTAGTTTTATATCCTGCTTCATAGGCACACTCTGATGGACTCTTCCGTCCTTCATTGAACACAAGTAATTCTGCAAATTTAATTTGTCTTTCAGTTAGTTTAGCTGGTACTCCCATTGAATCTCCTATGGGCAGTTATTATAGCTCATGCCCAGGAGCCAATTGACTTATAACGTAAAATAACGTACAAGTCAATGGTGAGATATTTAATAATAATATTGCTGTTGTCTAGCTGTGGTAGGGATTTAGATTTGAATCCTTGGACAACAGTTTTAAAACAAATTTATAAGGTTGAGTACGATGAAAGCAGAGTCAAAACTATGGCGACTCCTAAAGAAAAATACCCCCGAAATACACTGGACTAGACTAGAGTCTTGGAGTAGCTTTGGCACTCCAGATTGCTTGGGATACAATGATTTATGTGGTTTTTTTATGTGTGAGCTTAAGGTAGCTACAGGTAAAAAAATATACTTTTCACCCCACCAAAAACTATTTCATATAACCAGAACCAAACGGAATTTTATACTTGTTCAACAAGCCGCGAAAGGCTCCCAGCCTTCCGTAAAACTTTATGGATCATCCTCGATCCACGGCTTACTAGAAGATCATAGAGATACGCCGCCCCTGGCAGCTGATGATTGGGCCGCGATTCAACGGGCCCTCTTAGGCTTGCGCACTAATTGAGCTTGGGCGCTCCTCGGCTCGTTGCCCGCTTGACAGCTTGCGGGCCCACCCTCCCATTTAGAATTATTAGCTTGTTAATTCTTTTAAAAATTTATTCCAATCAATAGTTGGATCAAGATCTTGAAGGCTTTGGGCTTGACAGCTTGTAGGCTTGACAGCTTGATCGCTTGCTCGCCACCCTCCGGGCGGCTCGTGCTCTGCATTCAATTGTTTAATTAGTTTAGTTAGTTTAATTTTTTTCATTAGTGTTTACCATATGCGATGTTAGGCGTCGACCGGTCCCAGCAGGCCCTGCAGCTGCCGCACGCGTTCCCCTGGTCTGGGGCCGGGCACGTCCTGCCGCTGGTTACTACAGTGGAAGTCCACGGCCAGTGCTTCACCGGGCCCTGGTCCACCATATGAGAAGATATTCTGATTATTAAATTTTTAGGTACCACGTCTGGGTCCATGAGCGTTAAGAATTTAACTTCGCGCGTTGGCATCCAGTGCTGCGTCTCCGGCGTCTGCTTGCACACTTCGAATATATTCTTGAGATGCTCCGGGCTCTGGATGTCTCCTGAATCGTGCCATCTAAAAAATTTGTGATTTTTAATTAATACAACCATAGCTTGAACCCATCGCGGGTCCTGAAGAGCTGCCAGTCTACGGTCCAGCGCTTCGCGTACATTTTTAAATCGATAGCGGCCCTTCATTGCATAACAGCCAGCGCAGACGCTGCCCTTCACGGCTTGCAACTTCACCCCGGTGATACACTTCCAGGCCGGCAGGTTATGCGCGGGCCCGGGCATTTTCGACGGCTTCGACAGCCCGCCGGTTATTTTTTTTGCTTCTTTTTTAAGCATTCTAAAAACCCCCAATATTCTACTTTCATGTCTTCACCATAAGCGGCGTCCCATGCTTCAATTATTTCTTTTAATGTATATTTTTGCATAATATCCTTTCTTATAATTTCCCATATGTACCAGAGCAGCGGCCCGCTGTCAATTTATTTTTTAAATTTATTTTCGCGATTCGCGTAAAAAGTGATTGACACAACATATAGTGGTCTGCTTGAGACCTTCGGGCCCACCCACCCTATATAAAAAAAATAAAGCTTGCTCGCTTGCTTGCTAGCTAGCTTGAGATCTTTTTTATTTTTTTTAACTGATTCCAGATCTATTGTTCACAACTGCGCGCGTTTACCTCCAGCCCAATAGATCTGGGATCAGTAGTGGTAGAAACCCTAGAATACTTCTACTTTCGATATCTGAGTAAACACCACTGATCCCAGGTCCTTACGCTGTCCGGAATTAAGCTACCCTGTAAGGACCAGGGATCAGTCTTTCCGGGCCCGCTTGAACACTCGGGCCCTAGAAAGAATAATTGACCAGTTGTTGTCCTGTGTAGGAGGTCAACGCAGACTGTTACAGTTGACATTCGGGAATTCCTTACGCACTCCTATACTATAGCGGTTAAAATCCCGCAGTGATCAACATCTGATCCCAGGTCCGAGTGCTCCAGTAATTCCTTGCACTAAGGGGCTAGCCATGTTCGGACCAGGGATCAGGCGCCCTTCAGGGCGCCAAATCAATATTTTAGTTCTTCTTCGGCTCGCCTTCTGTAAAGCTTTGGACCGTAATATTATCACTTCCAAATGTTTTACTTAACATCTTTCCAATCCCACTAATCATCTTAACTTCAGCATGTTTTTCATGTTTCCCTTTATACTTTAAATACTCTTCATTTAAAGTTAGGCGCTGAAATTTGCCTTGATACCATATACCAGAATTATCATAAGAGTCTTTTATCTTCTCTTCTGGAATATAATGTTGCGTTGAAACGTGCCAGGCTCCATCTTTGAATATATAAATATATTCAATATGGCTATCACCACGCATATTATACATATACATCCACTCATCGCGATACGTTTTAGCTTTTTCAACGTCTCTATTCCAATCACGACCATAGAAACTACATTTGTCTATAGTGTCATCAAGATAGCTTGCATCTCCAAAGTTAAACAGTTCTCTAGCTTTCTCGTATGAGTTGTAATTCTCTTCTAGAATTTGACCAACGCCATAAGGATAGCCGTCAGAGTGTACATATATAACTTTAACTTTCTTATTGCCGTTTGAATCTTTTGGCAATTCGATAGCTATATTACTTCTTGTACTCATATTATCCTTTCTAGAAACAATCAGCGCAGTATCTTTTATCAAATCTACTGTACCAATCAGTTCTGATTAATGTTTTACAAGAACGACAATTTAAAAATATATCACCTTTTTTAGAGTTATCTTTTTTAACTCTTGGTTTTTTATCTTTTAAATTATTCTTTCTCATATATGGGATATTATTATAATTAAAATAGATGTCAAATAAAAAATAATTTTTTTTCAACTTTTAGTTGTGCTTGTTGCCTATGGGCCCACCCACCCATAAAGAGCTTGTGAACTAAGGGCCCACCCTCCCTAAAAAAAATAAAAAAAGATTTGACAAATATTTTGATTATGGTAGTTTATGGGATATGGAAAACTCAAACATAGAAAGGATAACATGAGTAAAATAAGAATGAATACCGAGTTTAGAAATAAGATTTTAAATCGGTATGTTGAAAGTTGCCAAAATGAAAACACACAAGAGAGAGAGGCATATCTTGGTGCAAGAGAAAAGGTGGACGAGTTATATCCACAAGCTTTTAGACTTGCAACAGATGTAGTCCAAAATGCTTATCCAAAAGAAGATGTTGATACTTGCAAAGCTTTAAAAAGAAAGTATGGACAACCTTTAGATGTTGTAGCAAAAGATAAGTGTTTTTATTTTTCTTATGCAAAAGAAAACCTAGAAGAAGATGAAGATGAGAGAGATAGAAATATATCTGAACATTTTGATTTTGGTTTATTTGGTAGTTGTGGCAATAGTGAGTATAGTGATGAAACAGGAAAACAATTTGCTTATGCTTATAAGAGAGAAGAACTTAAAGCAAAAGATTGCAACCCTGATATTCTTGCACAACAAAATGGCAAAGATGATAACCCACATAAAACTAAACACGTTGACGCAAACAATAAGGCACTTGGATATAGTCATTATTCTAGTTATAATTCTGATGATGATAATTCAGTTGGAATTACAAGAGAGTTTGATAGTCAATGGTATTTAGATATTATTGGAACTTCACATTGTCGTTCAAGAACTATTGCCTGTACTAAAGACCAATTTTTATTCTTTAAAATTTGGAAACAGGCAAAATCACATTTAATTACTTGTCATCAAAAATGGATTGATAGCATTGAAAAACAGAAACAAGCTATGAAAACAGGATTGAAAGTATATAAGACTTTAAGCGAGGGCCTTGAATTGATGAAAGAACTAGGCATTGAACTTGATGAGGCAGAACTTGTAAGATGTAATTCAACAGGATTGACAATTTATAATCCTGTGAACTTGGCTAGTATGATTAAAGGCATGAAAAATACTACCATGACAAGAGAACAAAAGATTGCTTTCAGAAAACAATACGAACAACAATCCACAAATTAATAAATATTAAAAACGAGTAGCGAGAAATCGCTACTCGTATAAGTTGTATTGCTTGTGTCCTACGGGCCCACCCTCCCTAAAAAAAAACAAATTTTTATTTGACATTATTATTCATTCTGATATTATCCCATAATAAGAAAGGATAATAATATGACAGATGAAAAAAAACTAAAACCAAATACTAAAATCAAAGTTGGTTGGTATATGAGTAAGTATCAAGCTTTTGATAGTAGAGTTGGTATTTATGGAAAACAAGGCGAAGAACATAAATCAAGACAATTTATTTCAAAGAGTGGAGTTCCTTGCATTACATTTTGGGATACTTTAAGAAATAGATATACTACTGCAACAAACTACATTTTAAATATATTGGGGGATACAGATGATATATCTAATAATTAGAAAGTTTCAGTACAAAGATAGTGAGCCAAACTATCGTATTGAGAAATGGGCAAAGACAATTAAAGAGGCAAATCAATTTCTATCTGCTTTAAGTTTATTAGAACAAGATGAATATGTAATGCACTTTATTGTACCAGCACAGGAAAACCCAGCCTTAATTTTAACAGATGAGGTTGCTTAATGCCTAACAAACATTTTTGCCAAGGCCCTGAGTGTCATACATATTGCACACAAGATAGATTTCTAAAATCTAAAGGTATAATTCGTGGAAGATATGCACTAAACACTAGAGATAGTACAAGCAATTGGTATGGACGCAGCAAATATTTTTGTAGTACTCGTTGTGAAAGCGATTGGTTAAATGAAAATATGACTTTAATTGAAAGAGGTATTCCTGTTCCATTTATTCGTGAGAGAAGAATAACTGAGGGTTATGAAAAACGAACCACGAGCCACGAGGGTTGGAATGGTCAAACTTTTACAAGGCATTCAATTGAAAAAATACAAACACAGAACTCTTAATCATCTAAAGTCATAAAGGGTACGCGTGGCGAGTAATCGCCACGCGTTTTTTTTAATCAAAACATACTATATCTTGTGTCAAGTAAATAATTTTACATAGCTTGTGTCCTACGGGCCCACCCACCCTATTATTTCTTAAAGGCCCACCCGGGTGGGGTGCTATTCGTTGGCTATTTATTTTGTTGCAATAACTTTTTAAATAAGTAAGATAAAAATTAGAAAGGATAATTTATGACTAATATGAAAATAAAACAATCAGTACATTACAACGGCAAAGTATATAAGATGCCATTCTTAATTGCTAAAGAGACATTAGATACGGAGATGGAAACTGTTTCAAATCCATTTAGTGGACAATCAATAGACATGCCTAAATTTGCTGTAGCTGTTTATGATGTAATCATGGGCAGTAATTTACTAGCAGAACGATACGACCAAACACATGGCATGGGCAGTAGCCCAGATTGGAAGATAGTTCGTAAGGGTCTTGATTGGTTTAGACAACACTTTGCCAAAGAGTACATGGTATTACTTGATTAAGTAAATTCTATTTGTAGTCGTATGTAGTTTATGCATACGACTACAAGTTGTATGCTTGTATCCTACGGGCCCACCCACCCTAAGAGGTCCCAAACCAAATCTCGAATTCGAATGTTTTAACAACCCCCCAACCCTTTTACGCAAAAAGGGGTCCCAGTATTTTCTCTTTAGGGTTTGATTTAGACATAGATATGGGATAAAACCATTTTGGTACCATATGTCATTAAATACAGCAGATATTAATAAACTTCCCCCTGACGTTAAAAGGGAGTTTATGAAATATGCAATTAAACTTTCTGAAAAAAAGAAACAATCCTCGGTTTCAAAAGACTTTATGGCTTTTGTCAAAGCTATGTGGCCTGAATTTATAGAGGGGTCCCATCATAAAATTATTGCAAAAAAATTTAACGAAATAGCCGAGGGTAAAATTAAAAGATTAATTATTAATATGCCACCTAGGCATACTAAATCTGAATTTGCGTCCTTCTTACTCCCCTCATGGATGGTTGGACGTAAGCCTAATTTAAAAATTATACAAACAACCCACACAACTGAACTTGCAATAAGATTCGGTCGAAAAGCAAAAACTTTAATCGATTCGCCAGAGTATCAGTCTGTTTTCAAAACCACGCTTCGCGAAGATTCTAAAGCTGCTGGTAAATGGGAAACCGATCAGGGCGGAGAGTACTACGCGGCCGGTGTTGGATCAGCCATTACTGGACGGGGCGCGGATCTTCTAATTATTGATGACCCACATTCGGAGCAAGACGCGCTGAACGCGACTGCATTAGAGCGAGCGTACGAGTGGTATACTTCAGGACCTCGTCAACGTCTTCAACCTGGTGGAGCAATTGTTGTTGTAATGACCAGATGGAATATGAAAGACTTAACGGGTGCATTATTAAAATCTCAAAAAGAAATTAAATCAGATAAGTGGGAGATTGTAGAATTTCCAGCAATCATGCCTTCAGGAAAACCTGTTTGGCCAGAATATTGGAAGAAGGAAGAATTAGAAGGTGTTAAAGCATCACTTAGTATCGGAAAGTGGAACGCGCAGTGGATGCAAAACCCAACTGCTGAAGAAGGTTCCATTATAAAACGAGAATGGTGGAAAGTTTGGGATAAAGATTATATTCCACAGCTTTATCATGTCATACAATCGTATGATACGGCTTTTTTAAAGAAAGAGACTGCAGACTATTCAGCAATTACCACTTGGGGAATATTTTACCCCGATCCGGATTCGCCTGCGCACTTAATACTTTTAGATGCAGTTAAAGACCGATTAGAGTTTCCAGAATTAAGAAAGAAAGCGTTAGAGCAGTACAAATATTGGAATCCAGAAACGGTGATCGTGGAGAGTAAAGCTTCAGGACTCCCTTTAACATATGAGTTGAGAAAAATGGGTATTCCTGTTATAAATTACACACCTAGCAAAGGAAACGACAAACATGCTAGAGTAAACGCCGTTGCTCCGATTTTCGAGTCCGGAATGATTTGGGCGCCCGAACAAAAATTCGCTGAAGAGGTTATAGAAGAGTGTGCTGCATTTCCGTATGGAGATAACGACGATTTAGTCGACAGCATGACACAAGCAGTAATGCGATTCAGGCAGGGCGGCTTTATAGGTCACCCCGAAGATGCTAAAGATGAAGCATTACCACAAGTTGAACGAGAGTATTATTAATGAATTTATTTAAAATAATGCAAGGCATCCGGTCA